TCAAGGATTTTTTTTGAGATGTTTCATCTCACTATTTGAGATGCCATTGCCCGTGCTGGATTGCCCTGCCTTGCTGCCTGCGATTGCCAGCGCCTGCCCTGCCTGCCCTGCCCTGCCTTGTTGTGTGCTGCGTGCTAGTAGCAGCAACAAGCCGTGCCAGCGCTGCGCTATGCCTAGCGCTGCTGCCCCGTTGCGTGTGCCGTGTCGCTGCGTTTAAACAAAAAGTGAGTGAGTGCGGGGTCATTTGACCCCAGCATTGTTAAAAGCGCTGTGTGTGTGTATGTGTGTATCCACACACATAACTTTGCTAGCCCTTAAAATGGGGGGCTGACCAGCACTTTTGCCCCGTTTGGGGGCAATTACGCTGCCTACGGAAAAATAGTTTAAACATTTGTGTCCAATTAGATGCCATTGGACACCTATTAGTAAGTGAAAGGCGTAATCTATGCAGCCTTTCACGCGTAAGTAAGAAACCCCTGTCGGGTTTCCCTAGGCATGCCCCTAACCTACGGCTTACGCCTTCGGTTAGGATAAGTGAGTTTTAGCCCAAGACTCACCACAATCGGTCTTGGAGAAACGCTATGGAACGAAAGCGCACAACTTCGGCTTCGCATGTTTCGGATGCCGTAAAGAAGCAAATAATTGATTTTTTAATGCAGGGGTACTCTGTCCAAAAGGCATGTGATGCCGTAGGCAGAAGTATCAAGACTTATGAGTATTACCGTAAGACTGACCCCGACTTTGCTCTAGCAATAGACAAGATACGGTCTATGACCGCACGGGGCGAAATGGGTGGTCCGACTAAAGAAGTCCCGCCCTTTCCCGAATTTTCCGAGAAGTATCTCGGCACACAAGTTTTTACACACCAGCGACATTGGATTGACTTACTAGAGGGTCGAGTTCCGCAGGATGTCCACCCATCCATAATCTATGAACCGGGTGCGCCTGATTTACTTATTGTAAATACTCCACCTGAGCATGCCAAAAGTACGACCATTACCGTCAACTATGCGGTTTATCGTATTTGCCAAAATCCAAACATCCGTATCATGGTTGTTTCTAAAACTCAGGCAATGGCTCAGAAGTTCCTTCTTTCTATTAAGAACCGTTTGACTCATCCTAAGTATCAAGACCTTCATCTAGCCTTTGGACCTGCTGGTGGTTTTGAAAAAAACTCAGACTCTTGGAAACAAGATTTGATTTACCTATCGGCTGATGCCCGTGACTCAGGTGAAAAAGACCCTACCGTTCAGGCTATCGGTATCCGTGGTCACATCTACGGTTCCCGTGCAGATTTAATTATCATGGATGACTGTGTTGACCATACCAACGCCCATGAGTATGAAAAACAAATTGACTGGATACAGTCCGAAGTTATGTCCCGTATTGATAATGACGGGGGTAAACTTCTTGTTGTAGGCACACGCCTTAGACCTAAAGACTTGTATTCAGAACTCAGGGACCCTATGCGTTATCCTGATGAAACTTCCCCTTGGACTTATTTTGCTCAGCCTGCGGTATTAGAATTTGCAGACGAGTCAAAAGACTGGGTAACCCTATGGTCAAAAACAAATTTAGCACCTGTATCGGGTAAAGGCGTACCTGACGAAAATGGTCTGTACGACAAATGGACAGGTGAGGCGCTAGCCAAAAAGCGTGGGCGTATGTCCCCAAATCTTTGGGCTATGGTGTATCAACAACAGCATGTACATGAGGACTCGGCTTTTCCTTCGGATGCTATTAAAGGTGTAATTAACGGTGGTCGCAACATTGGCAGAATACCTAAGGGTATGCCCGGTGTTAGACCCGAAGGTATGGATGGCTTAATAGTCGTAGCAGGTTTTGACCCAGCAGGTGCTGGATACTCTGCTGCCGTTGCCATTGCCTTAGACATCTCAACCCAAAAGAGATACATACTAGATGTGTCCAATGTGGCAGGCATGTTACCTGATGAGATTAGAACATTGATTAAAGACTGGACTGATAAGTACAACATCACCGAGTGGCGAATTGAAAAGAACGCTTTTCAAACAATGTTAACTCAGGACCGTGAAGTACGAGAATACCTTTCGTCAAGGGGTGCGGTTCTACGGGAACATCACACAGGACAAAATAAATGGGACACCGATTTCGGAGTCGCTTCTTTGACGACCTTATTCCACGGACATACAGAAGGCAATGCTCTTATTGAGTTTCCTTCTACTCATGCTTCCGAGGGATTAAAGGCTTTGATAGAACAATTAGTGACTTGGTATCCCGACTCTCCTAAGTCACAAAAGAAAGACTGCGTTATGGCATTTTGGTTTGCAGAACTTGCATGCCGTGACCGCCTTGCAGCAGCAAATAATTTTGCTCGTTCGCATAGCCGTCAAAACATGTTCCATACACGCTATGACCGTGGCAATCAAATAAACATTTCATTAGATGAACTACTTTACACAAACTAAGAATAGAGGTGAGCATGGCAATTTCCATTGAGGAAATAACTAGCGGTTTTGACCGTTATCGCCGTGCATACGCTGACCGTGATACCCGTATGTACAATGTACTATTGGTACGCCAAGGCAAAATGCGAGATGTATTCCCTGACCTTTTCCCTGACGGTCCATTTGAAAGCCCTATTGTTGCGAACATGGTGGACATTGCTGCCCGTGACTTGGCAGAAGTTATTGCACCACTACCAGCATTTAATTGTAATTCAACTACCATGGTATCTGAGTCAGCCCGTAAGAAGGCTGATAAGCGTGGAGAGATTGTTAACGGTTATGTTGACTTCTCCAATTTACAATCTCAGATGTTTACCGCTGCTGACCGTTATGTAACTTATGGGTTCGTACCAGCAGAGGTAGAAATTGATGTTAAGCATAAAATGCCACGCATCCGTTTCCTTGACTCCATTGGTTCCTACCCAGTAATTGACCGCTTTGGTCGGGTAGTCAAGTTCTATCAACGCATTATGAAGCCAACGACTGAACTTATGGCTCAGTATCCTGAGTTGGCTAATTTGATTTACAGCAAAGACAGCCCATCAGACATGATGGAAGTGGTCCGTTATCACGACAAAGACCAAGATGTTTTATTTATTCCTAACCGCAATAACCTAATTCTTGACCGTGCAGTAAACCCAATCGGTGAAGTAATGATTAGGGTTGTACAACGACCATCTATTGACGACCAATCACGCGGTCAGTTTGATGATGTACTAGCAATTCAAGTTGCCAAGGCACGCTATGCCTTGCTTTCATTAGAGGCAGCAACTAAGGCAGTACAAGCACCAATCGCTATGCCTACTGATGTACAAGAGTTGGCTCTTGGACCTGATGCAATCATGCGTTCTGCTAACCCACAAGCAATCCGTAGAGTTCCGCTTGAAATACCAGCAGGTGCTTTTGCTCAACAGGGAGTTCTTGAACAAGAACTACGCCTAGGTTCTCGTTATCCTGAGAGCCGTACAGGTAACCTTGATGCTTCAATCGTTACTGGTCGTGGTGTTCAGGCTCTTATGGGTGGCTTTGATACACAAATTAAAACTGCACACTCTATGTTTGCCCGTACTTTTGTTGACCTTGTTAGCGTTTGCCTAAGGGTTGACGAAGCAGTATTTGGCAATGATGAAAAAGAGTTAAAGGGTAATCATCACGGAACCCCTTACTCCATCAAATACAAGCCAAATCGCGACATTGATGGCGATTACACCGTAGATGTCCAATACGGACTCATGGCTGGTTTGGACCCTAACAGGGCATTAGTATTTGGTTTACAGGCTCGCGGTGATAAATTGATTTCACGCGATTTCTTGCGCCGACAAATGCCCTTCTCTTTCAATGCAACACAAGAGGAAGCCAAGGTTGATACCGAGGAACTTCGTGATGCAATGAAGCAAGCGATTGCTTCTTATGCTCAGGCTATTCCAGCCCTTGCATCCCAAGGACAAGACCCTAGTGAAATTTTAGTTGCTTTATCAGCGGTAATTAACGCTCGTCAAAAGGGAACTTCTATTGAAGTTGCTGTGGCAGATGCGTTTAAACAACCTGAGGTTCCAACACCTGCGGGCATAACTCCTGAAACAGTAAGTCCTGATGGCATGCCAGTTGAGGGTCCCGCAGGTGCTGGACAACTACCTGCTGGTTTAAGTCCAACTGGTCGTATGGTAGGCACAGCAGCGGGTCAAATAGCCCCCGGTGGTCGCCCTGATGTTCAATCACTTTTAGCAAGTCTAACTCAACAAGGAGAGCCTAATTTACAGGCTAGCCTAATTCGGCGAGTACCAGCGTAAAGGGGGTGAATAAATGAAGGGATACAGCAAGAAGCCAGCAAACCAAGGTTCAGCAGGCAAGGCTAATGTACAGAAGCCACGCGTAGATGGCACTCCAAAAAAGGGCAATCCTAAGGGCGGTATGGTTTATCTTGGCAAGCAGCCAAAAGGAACACGCGGTTCAAAAAATAAGTAAGAAGTTTATTGATGCAGCCTGAGTATGCTGTTTAAACAAAACTACTCATAATTTTAAAAGATGCACTTTAGATACGCTCTTAAAGCGAAAATGAAAGCAGGATAAAATGGCAGACCAGCGCGGTGGATACAGGAAACCGACCAACCCTGCACCAGTTTCAGGACCCGGTGCGCTCTCTCAAAGAACGGATGGACAACCTGCGCGATACGCAGCAGGCATGGCTTATGGTGACGGGCAGGACTTTTATGACCTACAAACCCAAGCGCCCATGAGTGGTGGACAACCCAGCCCAGCATCTTTACCTTTAAATCAAGGCTCTGCTTTAGCAGATTATGCAAAAGAAGTAGTGCCTTTTGATGCACCAACTCAATACCCTGACCAACCTATGACTACTGGTTTACGAACAGGTGAAGGCGCAGGACCTGAAATTTTATCTACACCTGCAATGGTTGCTGCTCAAAATTCTGAGGATGTTGCAAGACTTATGGCTGTATTGCCAATCTATGCACGAATTGCTGAGTCACCAAATGCATCAAACTCTATGCGTAACTTTTATCGCTACTTACGGAGTCAAGTTTAATGTCTTGGTTTAACCGTATTGGCGACATTGCCAAAGGCGTTGTTAATTTTACAGGCATACCGGGCTTAGTCCACGACATTGCTACATCAGGTTCTAATGATGACCCTTGGTATGTTGATGCTGTTAATGTTGCTAAAGGTGTAGTTAAGATTGGAACCACGCCAGTTCGTGGTGCAGTTAAAGGACTATTTGCAGTAGGTGAAGCATCCTATGAAGCAGGCGGAAAAGTCCGTGAAGGAATTGTTACAAAGGGACTTGAACTGCCCTTTATGTACAACCGATACAAAAATGTTGGTGAAACATACGAGCAGTATCAAAAGCGCGTAGCCGACAACAAAGACGACATTTCAATGGGACAAGTTGCCCTGTCTTTGTTTGGTCAAGGCAAGAACGCAGCAGAAAATTCAGGTTGGTTCCATGATTTTCTTGACCGTA